AAATGATGACAACTGGATTCACAGGAGCGGATACCTCTACTGGTCCCACTGCTGGACATGATCCTGTCATAAAATTCCGTAAGAAAGTAAAGAAGAATAAGGAAGATAAGAAACTCGTGATGCCTGGTAATAAACTGGGTGAATCTAGAGAGAATCCCTCATTCCCCTCAAGACTATTTCAATACAAAGTAACTATTCCTGAGGTTGGGGAGACTATCATCTATGCATCATCTCCTGCTGAGTTGACACAGAAGATGCGTCTTCTAATCAATCCTCGTTATAGAGGTGATGTTAAGATTGAAAGAATTATGCCTGGTGAAGCAGGTAAATTCTTTATGGATAAGAGACAGAAAGCACTTCGTAATGTTAAAGAGAATGTCGATAAGCAAATGCAGCAGCAAATGACGCAGCAGCAAATTGCTAACGAAAAGAAAAAAGTTAATATGAAAATTAAGGAGTTGCAAAGTCAACTTCAAAAGAAAACTGCATCCTTGAAATTAAAGGCAAGAGCAGGTGGCGCACAAGCAACTGTAGATAGGTAGCGTTCTATGGATTCTAATTTAAATACTACAATTTTAAACACTGCCATTATTGAAAGATTAGAAAAAGTAGTTGATTCCTTACAGGAAAACTCTGTAAAGATGGGTCAACTGCTCGCTGTGCATAACGAGAAGTTAGCCACACAGAGTGAAGTCGATGGAATTCTATTTGAAAAAGTAGATAGACTTCATGCAGATCTCAGTAAGGATACAGAAGCAATCAAGAAAGGGTGTGAGAGAGACATTCGTCTTGTAGATGAAAGACTCAGGATGATGGAAAAAAAGATGTGGAGCATTGCGGGGGCATTGGCAATGATTAGTATTACGATTTCCCCTATTGGGCAAAGACTTCTTGGAAATGCATTGACACCACCACCAGTAGAGAGTAGAATGTAGGGACCCAGTGGTCCTGAAAATTGTCAGAATTTGTTGATGAGCATTATGTCAGTCTACTATCTGGTCGTCTAGATAAGTTTGCTAGGAAAAAGTCTGGACTTTATAACTTTCGTTGTCCGTATTGTGGAGACTCTCAGAGACACAAGAACAAGGCAAGGGGATATTTCTTTTACATCAAAGCAGATATGGTATTCAAATGCCATAACTGTGGGGTAGGGAGAACTTTGCCTAACTTCTTGAAGGACCAAGCACCAGATCTTTATGATGAATATATCATGGAGAGATATAAGAAAGGTACGACTGGTAAAGGATCGTATGTTCCCAAACCAAAATTTGAAAAACCGAAGTTCAAGAAGAAGGGAGAACTTCAAAGTATTGAACAACTAAATAAGGAACACCCTGCAGTTGGATATCTTTTAGGTCGTCAAATTCCAGAGAATCATTTCTCTAATTTGTTCTATACAGATAACTTCTGCACTTGGGTTAACACCCAAAAACCAACTTTTAAAGATGTCAAAAAGGATCACCCAAGAATTATTATTCCTTTTATTGACACCAACGGAGAATGGTTTGGATTCCAAGGGAGATCCCTAAAAGCAGATGATAAGATGAGATACATCACTATCATGCTTGACGAATCCAAAATTAAAATATTTGGTCTTGAAAGAGCAGATCTCAATAGGACCATCTATATTACTGAAGGTCCATTTGATAGTTTGTATATCGATAACGCAATTGCTATGGCAGGTGCAGATGTTGATTGGGAACTATTACGTGAAAAGGAAGTTGTCTTTGTTTATGACAATGAACGACGCAATAAAGAAATCGTCAATAGAATGCAGAAGTCTATTGATAAAGGATACGAGATTGTTATTTGGCCTGATAATTTACAAGAGAAAGATTTGAATGATATGTTTATCGCTGGACATGATGTTCAATCTCTGGTAGAATTCAATACTTACAGCGGTTTAGAAGCCCAGATCAAACTTAGCGAATGGAAAAAGGTATGAAAGAAATTCATGTTATTAAACGTGAAGGAGAGAGAACTCCACTTAACCTGGATAAGATTCATGTGATGGTAGAACACGCTTGTAATGGACTTGCAGGCGTCTCTGAGAGTCAGGTTGAGATGAATGCCAACCTGCAATTCTTTGATGGTATTAAGACTTCTGATATTCAGGAGATTCTTATTCGTTCTGCCAACGATCTTATTACTTTAGACGCACCAAACTATCAATTTGTTGCAGCACGGTTGCTTTTATTTTCTCTAAGGAAAGCAGTATATAATGGTCACCCTGATGGACATCCCCCTTTAAAGGAGCATGTAGAGAAGTGTGTCTCTCGTGGTGTATATGATCCTTCTATCTTGAAGAAGTATACCGATGAAGAGTGGGAGAAGATGACTTCTTATATGGATCATGGTCGCGACTATTTGTTCACCTATGCTGGCATTCGTCAAGTTGTAGATAAATACTTAGTACAAGATCGCAGTTCTGGAGAAGTATACGAGACGCCGCAATTCATGTATATGATGATTGCTGCGACGTTGTTTCAAGATGACGATAAATTTTATAGACTGGAATACGTCAAAAAATACTACGATGCAATCTCCAAACACCGAATCAACATTCCAACCCCCGTCATGGCAGGAGTGCGAACGCCTCTCCGTCAATTTGCGAGTTGTGTTCTCGTTGATGTTGATGACACCCTCGATAGTATCTTTAGCAGTGATATGGCTATTGGTTACTACGTTGCACAACGTGCAGGAATCGGCATCAACGCAGGTAGAATCCGTGGCATCAACACTAAGATCCGAGGCGGAGAGGTACAACACACAGGCGTGGTCCCCTTCCTTAAAAAGTTTGAATCAACTGTACGATGCTGTACACAAAACGGCATCAGAGGTGGTTCTGCTACAGTTCACTTTCCTATCTGGCACCAAGAAATAGAAGACATCCTAGTTCTTAAGAACAATAAGGGTACAGAAGACAATCGAGTGAGGAAACTTGACTACTCAATCCAAATTTCAAAACTTTTCTACGAACGTTTCATTGCGAATGGAGAGATTAGCTTATTCTCACCGCATGACGTACCAGGTTTGTATGATGCTTTTGGTACTGATGACTTTGACACTCTATATCGGATGCATGAACTCAATGATGCTGTTCCGAGGAAGACTATCGGCGCACAAGAACTTTTTCTCAGCATCCTAAAGGAGAGAGCAGAGACTGGTCGTTTGTATATTATGAACATCGACCACTGCAACAGTCACTCATCCTTTAAGGATAAGGTGAATATGAGTAATCTTTGCCAAGAGATTACACTCCCCACTGATCCTATCCAGCACATTGATGGTCAAGGTGAAATTGCTTTGTGCATTTTGTCTGCAATTAATGTTGGTAAACTGAAGAACCTAGATGAATTGGATGAACTCTGTGACCTCGCTGTGAGGGGTCTGGATGCTCTGATTGATTATCAGGAGTACCCTGTTGAGGCAGCAAAGCAGAGCACCATCAACCGCCGTTCTTTGGGCGTTGGGTATATCGGTCTTGCTCATTACTTGGCCAAACATGAGGTATCGTATGATAGTACTAAGGCACATGACCTAGTACATAAACTTACTGAAAGATTTCAGTATGCTCTTTTATCAGCATCAAATCGTCTCTCAATGGAGAAGGGTCCTTGCGGTTATTTTGGTAAAACAAAATATGCAGATGGAATTCTTCCTATTGATACATATAAGAACGAAGTTGATGAGATTGTACCGAATGATCTTTCTTGCGATTGGGAATTTCTTAGAGGTAGGATCCAAGAGTATGGTCTTAGGAACTCAACATTGTCCGCACAGATGCCTTCGGAGAGCAGTTCCGTTGTGTCAAACGCAACCAATGGAATCGAACCTCCTAGAGCATACTTGTCCATTAAGAAGTCCAAAAAAGGACCTCTTAAGCAGATTGTTCCTCAGTACACCACACTGAAGAATGCGTATACTCTGCTTTGGGACATGCCTAATAATGATGGGTACATTAAAGTTGCTGCTGTAATTCAGAAGTTCTTTGACCAGGCAATTTCTGGTAACTGGAGTTATAATCCAGAGAACTATCCAGATAATGAAGTGCCTGTTTCTATCATGGCAAATGATCTTCTCACTACTTACAAGTATGGTTGGAAGACCTCTTATTATCAGAACACATATGATGCTAAGAAAGATGGTGATGAAGAACCAACGACTGAAAATGTTGACAATCTAATAACCGAACTGCTAGAATCCGAGGAGGAAGACTGTGAGTCCTGCAAAATCTGAACTACAAGGAATGACTGTATTTAACAAGAACAAAGTAGACACAAAGAAACAACCTATGTTCTTTGGTCAACCATTAGGAGTTCAGCGATATGACTCCTTTAAATATCCTGTGTTTGATAAACTAACTCAGCAACAACTGGGTTATTTTTGGAGACCAGAAGAAGTATCACTACAGAAAGATCGTGCAGATTACCAGACTTTATCGGAAGAGCAGAAGCATATCTTCACTAGTAATCTTAAATACCAGATCATGCTGGATTCTGTACAAGGGCGTGGTCCTGGGATGGCTTTTATCCCTTATTGTTCACTACCCGAACTTGAGTCTGCAATGACTGTGTGGGAGTTTATGGAGATGATTCATAGTCGCTCCTATACCTACATCATTAAGAATGTATACTCCGACCCTACAGAAGTCTTTGATACTATCTTAGATGATGAGAAGATTCTTGATCGTGCCTCTTCGGTCACGCAATCTTATGATGACTTTATTAATCATGCTCATCAGTATGACACAAGTACTATGTGGGAGTTGGCAAGGGATGGTCATTATGCAGGACAGTTTGATAGGGTCGAACTGAAACGTAAACTGTATCGTGCAGTTGCTAATGTGAATATTCTTGAGGGTATTCGTTTTTATACATCCTTTGCATGTTCATTTGCTTTTGGTGAGAACAAACTCATGGAAGGTAGTGCAAAGATCCTTTCATTGATTGCTCGTGATGAGTCACAACACCTTGTACTTACTCAAAATATTTTGAACAAGTGGAAGGAAGGTGACGACTCAGAGATGCAAGTCATTGCTAGAGAGGAACAATCTTGGGTAATGAGTATGTTCCAACGTGCTGTAGATGAAGAAAAGATGTGGGCAGAGTATCTGTTCAAGAATGGTTCTATGATTGGTCTTAATGAAAGATTATTGTATAACTATGTTGAGTGGATTGCCAATCGTCGTATGAAAGCAATCGGTATCAAACCCATGTTTGATATTCCTGCTAAAAACAATCCGTTACCTTGGACTGAGCACTGGTTAAATAGTAAAGGCCAGCAAAATGCACCACAAGAAACGGAGATTGAGAGTTATGTCATCGGCGGAATCAAACAAGATGTCAAATCCGACTCCTTCGCAGGATTCTCTTTATAGAGATGCTATAATTGATGCAGCAGAACATGGTTGGGATGACCTTTTAGATAAGGCAGACCAACCAACAAACCCTTTCGCAGAAGAACTTTGGTTAATGGAAAAGAAAAAAGCACAGCAACAGCAACAAAGTGATGACATCATTGTCAATATGGATGGTGGTGTTGGTGGTAGTTGGCAAACAGTAGAAACCCCTGAAGAACGTAACACTCGTCATAGTGTTGACAAGGGTGAAGACTTTATTAAAAGTGGTATGACTCTTATCACAGACACTAATAGTGATCGATACTTAAACAAAAGCAAAAATGTATCCGATTGAACTACAAAATAAAATGATCTATGCTATAAATAGTATTGTGATGGATTCATCACATCTTACGTTCATCCCTTCGGGGACGCAAGTAAGTCGCGGAACGGAGCGTTCATCCCATGATTGAATTACTATTCTATTCGTCGCTCACCTGTACTCAAGCCGATGCAATTATGCTTCGGATGAGGACAAACGAGAATATTCCCCCTGAATATAAGGTGGAATTGATTGAGGTCATGAAGGAGTCAACTCCTGAATGTTATCCATGGGACGCAAACGACTGAAGGAACGGGGGAATAAACCACCCTATCTTCAGGAGTAACCTCATGAACACACTTAATCTAATCAAGAAGCAGATCAATAAAGTATCTGCACTACATGACGCACAAATTTCTCATACTACTTATCGTGGTGTTGAATATTCTACCCGTTGTGTAGAAAGCAAGGAGTCACATGGCACCTTCTGCTATCGCGGTAAAACTTACACTAAGTAACTACATCTTGGTTCCGTAACAAAGCACCCCTAGGGGTGCTTTTTTGGTATAATAAATATTGACAACCTATACAGGAGAGTCATGAAACTTTTTCTGGACTGTTCTGACCCAGAGCTAATTGCCTCTGCTTTTGAGACTGGATTAATCGATGGAGTTACAACAAACCCCAGTCTTATGTTAAAAGCAGGAGAGGATCCTAAGCATATACTCAAGGAAATCTCAGCAATCTTTCCATGGAACGCTTCAGTATCTGCTGAAGTAGTTGGAGACACTGCTGAAGAGATGCTTGATATGGCACAGGAGTACCTGGAGATCGGACCAAACATTACTATCAAAGTTCCCTGCACAGTTGAAGGATTAAAAGCATGTAGAGAACTAGCAGAAGACGATGTACATGTAAACGTAACACTAATTTTTAGCACCGCACAAGCAATTCTCGCTGCTAAAGCAGGAGCAACATATGTCTCACCTTTTGTTGGTAGAGTGTATGACCAGCATTGGAATGGTATTTTCTTGATTGAACAAATTGCTGATGTATTCGCAACTCATCAAGTTAAAACTGAAATCCTTGCAGCATCTATCAGAGAACCCATTCAAGTATCAGATGCCTTTAGAGTAGGTGCTGATATTTGTACAATCCCATTACCCATGTTCTATCAACTCTACAAACATATTCTTACCGATAAAGGTTTAGAACAGTTTGACAAAGATTGGACATCACTACAAGAGAAACTCTAATGCCTAGATCGCAAATGTTGAAGATTGATATGGAAGCTCGTCTTTATAAACTAAAGTCAGAGTTATATGAAATGGAGGATGATACAGGAAAAACAGGTCAATGGTATGATGGTGCTCACCATGCTTATAATGAAGTTCTAAAAGTCCTACAAGAATATCGAGTATGAATAAAAACCATTTAAAAGTTCTGATTAACGATCTGGAGATTGTTCTACACGAACTCAAGTCAGAAGTTTACTCTGATACAGATTCTTACCTAGATAGTGAGAATGTGAGACGAGTACACACATACGATGACGATGGAGAAACCGACTAATGAAAAAGAAATTGATTATGAAAACCCCTGGATTTATGATGGACAACCTTTTCTATCTAAAGACATTAACGATTATTATGGGTTTGTCTATTGTATTACAAATAGCCTTACTGGCAAAAGATACATCGGCAGAAAATACTTTCAGCAGTTACGAAAGCCTAGAACTGGAGGTAGGAGAGTTAAATCTGAAAGTGACTGGAAACGTTACTACGGAAGCAGTGCTGAATTATCTGAAGAGCGGAAGCGGTTCGGGAATCTTGCCTATAAACGGGATATAATTAGCCTACATAAAACCAAGGGACTCACAAACTTTGAAGAGACCCGACAATTATTTCTCAACAATGTACTTACGGAGGCATTTGACGATGGCACACCAG